CCATTCCAAATCACTTATTATTCTGCGAGTGATAAAAAGCATATTACAAGAAATGCTTTATGGACAGATCAATGTAAGTATTGGATCTCTAAAGGTGGCAGAATGTTAATGACTTATTTTGACGTAGATCAAGGTGGATATAGAACTGCGTCGGATAGTTGGAAAGTGAGGTTATAATATGATTAGTGCAAATAAAGAAAAAACTTTTTTTATTGTCAAGAAACATAAGTTTCTTGGTAGTACTAGTTATTCAATACATTCTTCTCAAATGTATGACTTAACAAATGCAGTTAAAAAAATACTTGCATTAGATACATTGGAAGAAGATAAAACAAATAATTCTTATCACTTGCAAGAGGTTTCATTCAGCGAGGTTCAAGAACCATTGATACTTACTGATGAAGTTAAGAATAAGGAACAAATGGAAATGCCATTCTAATTCCTACTAGGGTTTGGGGGTGAGGCTAATCCCCAATCCCTTAATATCCCATAGGGTATGCATAAACAACATATGTCATTTATGCATAGTGTATCTCAATAGAGGTACCACTACATCTTGATTTTTCGCTTGAAAACTAGGGAGGGCCCACCCCAATGTTGACAAAGGGGTCCCAAGGTCATACATATATGTAAGATTTAGATAGTTAAAGACATCGTTTTAGAAACGCTTTTATATTATGAGTAACGAAAAAATTTTACAAAAAATTTCTGAGAAAGACCTACAGGAAAACCTAACAAAAGAACAATATCTAGAATATATTGAGAATGAGCAGGTTTCCCGTTTACAAGAAGCTAAACCTATTATACAATCTGATTTTTTAAGTTTTGTTAAATATGTTTGGCCAGAATTTATTGAAGGCTCACATCACAAAATTATAAATAAAAAGTTTAATGATCTCTCTAAAGGGAAAATTAAACGTCTGATCATTAACATGCCGCCTAGACATACTAAGTCGGAGTTTGCCTCATACTTACTCCCGGCATGGATGATTGGTAGAAACCCTAAATTAAAAATAATTCAAGCAACACACACAGCAGATCTAGCTGTAGACTTTGGACGTAAGACTAAAAACCTTGTAGATGATTTTGAATACCAACAAGTGTTTGACACAAGACTTATGGAAGATAGTCAGGCAGCAGGAAAATGGAAAACCGAACAAGGTGGTGAATACTTTGCAGCCGGTGTTGGTGGAGCGATCACAGGTCGTGGTGCTGATCTACTAATCATTGACGATCCACACAAGGAACAAGATATTAAAAAAGATAGTAAGTCTTTTGACAAAGCCTGGAACTGGTATACATCAGGTCCACGTCAGCGTCTTCAACCAGGTGGTAGAATTGTTTGTGTAATGACACGTTGGTCTACAAAAGATTTGACTGGACAATTAATCAAGGCTCAGGGAGAGGATGATTCCGATCAATGGGATGTTGTTGAGTTACCTGCTATACTTCCAAGCGGTAAACCTGTTTGGCCAGAGTATTGGGAAATAAAAGAATTAGAAAAAACTAAAGCATCTATACCTGTATCTAATTGGAATGCTCAGTATATGCAGCAACCAACAGCAGAAGAAGGTGCAATTATCAAAAGAGATTGGTGGCAGAATTGGGAAAAAGAAGAACCACCAAAAATAAAATATACAATACAGTCTTACGATACAGCTTTTCTTAAAAAAGAATCTGCTGACTTTAGTGCTATTACTACGTGGGGAGTCTTTGAGACAGAAGATAGTGGAGACAATATAATACTATTAGCAGCATTTAAAGACAGGTACGAGTTCCCCGAACTTCGAAGAGTTGCTCATGAAGAGTACACATGGTGGAGGCCTGACATGGTTTTAGTCGAGGCCAAGGCATCAGGGATACCTCTAACGTCAGAATTAAGAAAGATTGGAATCCCAGTTGTTAACTTTACACCGAGCCGTGGAAATGATAAACATGTCAGAGTAAATTCAGTTTCTCCGCTTTTTGAGTCTGGAAAAGTCTGGGCCCCGATGCATGAACATTTTGCACAAGAGGTGGTAGAAGAGTGCGCTGCGTTTCCGCATGGAGATCACGATGACTATGTCGACTCCATGACACAGGCGTTAATGAGAATCAGACAGGGTGGTTTAATCAGACACCCAGAGGACAAAGAAGATGAACCAGTTGAGAAAAGACGTATAGAATATTATGGCTAGTAAAGCATTAGTAGATGTAGCATTACAACTTTACAAAGGGCTAGGTGGAAATCTTTCCAAGGTCCTTGGTACCAGATCAAATGTTAATTTTTTAGGAAAGGGTAAGTCTTCAGAATTAATGGTTGATATGGACATCAACGCTGAAGCATTAGGTGTTCTACCAAAATCAAAAGCAGTAGAAGAATTAGATTCGGCTATGGGTTATTTAACTTCAGGTAAGTTAAACGACATGCAAGCGAATAAACTAATCTCTAACATGGAGAAGATGAATGATTTTTATAATCCACCTGCAGCTCCAGCAAATATCACGGACATGGTAACAGGGACCAGGGGACTTAACAAAGAAGGTTTAGAGTCTTTAAGAGCTATGGCAGATGATTTACCACCTCCAGGTTCGCGTGGTGGTGCAGACGATATCTCAGCACCCTTTGGGTCTGCAGAAGAAACAATTCAAAATTTAGCAAAAGCTGAAGGTGTTGATGCAGCAGAAACAATATTACCAACAGGTGCAGGACTTGAAGCAATTAAGTCTGTAAAAAATTTAGGTAAGGTGGGTGATGACATCGTAGATAATATTTATGATATGGCAGGGGTCACAAAAAATGCTCAACCAGTAGCTCGTGGTAACGCTAGAGATTTTTTAAATACAATTAAAGATATGGAAGATCCAGACTTTCCAGCAGGTACAACTTTATCAAGTGTTATGGAACCATCAGATTTTAAATTTATGACTGAAGGTGGTGGCGGAATATTTGGTGATCCACTGTTACTAGTACAAAAGTATTTTGGACCAAAGGTTGCAGGATCTGTTGCAAAATTAGAAGGTAGAGATCAAATAGAATTGTTTGCTAAAAATTTAGTTAAGATAAAAGATGCAAAAGGTAATTCTATAACTAGTAGATACTTTGATCCTGAGTCTATCAATCCTGATGATTTTAGTTTTGAAGATGGTGGCCGTGTAGGTTACTTCGGTGGTGCTAGAGTTTTAGGTAAGATGGGTTATCAAGCTTTACGTAAGTATGGTATTGAAGCAGAAGACATTACAAGATTGTTTGCAAACCTTGGTGCAGATAAAACTTTACGTGGTAAAGAAAAGACTATGTACTTTCATCAGCTAAACAGAGTATTAAAAAATCCAGATGACTTTCCAGACGGCATTAAAGAAATACAATTAAGATTAGGTATTGACCCTATCGGATTTAAAG